CCATAAAACTCATGGACTTCCTCAACTTTCTTCGCAGCATCTTCCAATGCCGATGCCCGACCTGCGTCGTAGGCTTGCCGAGCCAGTTCGCCATCGCCGCTTTCTTTTGTTGCGTTCAGCCATCCGGCGTGGTGCCCGTCCCGGTAGGCGTATTTCTCGTGGTCATTCGTGCCTTCGGTCAGCCACATGCTGCAAGTGCTGTTGTAGGCAATCTGTTCCGGGTGGTCTTTGTCAAACGGTCTTGTCATGTCTCAATCTCCAAAGTGGCATTGCTCAATTATTTTTGCAAGTTGCCTAACCCGTCGCTCAACACGGACGCAGGCGATAAAGCCGCCTGCGCCGGTTAGCTAGGCGTTATGCCCCTTCGGGTATGGCAACCGTGTTGGCTGCTGTTTCCCCGTCAGTGCGTAGGTGTAAATGTGCTTTCCCGGTACTGCTACCTCCGTCAAAAGCCCATCCTCTTGCAACTTCCGTAGCCGCTTCACGAACGGCTTAAAGTCGCCGTTGTACTTCGTTCGCAGCGCCCGAGAGTGGTAAAGCCTGCCCTCTGGCGTTTGAAGCAAAACATCCGGGGCAGTCTGCCCTTCGTAGTTCCAGTTTGCCGCTTGGTAGATCGTGCCACAGTGCCCGTGGTGCGGGTCAGCGTAGCTCACGCATACCTTGTAGGCGGTTTCCCGCTTCAAGACCCGCAGGCACTTCGCAATCAACCAAGACTCCGTGTTGTGCGGGCAATGGTCGAGGCAAACCAACCGTCGAAGTTCAACCACGTCCGCCTCCTTTTCTCCGTAGCGTTTCCACGCCGTTGTTGAGAGCGGCCCGAACAGCACAGCCCCAACCATCTCGCCAGCTTCGTAAAGCGCGAACGCCATGCTCACCTTGCAGCCGTTGATGCTCTTGCTGTAGTGGTGCTCCTCAATGAAGGGCCGCACTACCGCAACCGCCACGGGCATAACAAGTCGTTCAAGCGGACTCGCTTCGCTCACCGCTTAACTCCGGCGTTAGGGGTCATCGCATCCTTTGATTTATCTACCCAACACCACCAGTGGTAGACATTACTCCCATCATTCCAGAATCTGTCTCCAATTTTGAATAATCCGAAGCACCGTGGGCATTGATGTGGTTTCAGTAGGTCGTTCATTCCAGTTCCTCCAATGTGTACGCCGCTTGAATTAGGTTAGCAGCCGACCAGATGTCCATCAGTTCTTCGTCTGTGCCGCGTTGTGGGTATGCGACGATTCTCAGTAGTTTCTTGAACGATAAATTCTTAGCCTCAAGGCGCTCGATTTCAACAATAGCCGCCTTTATAAGAACCTGCCTATCTGCTTCCCTGCACGGGCCGCATTTACTACCATCAGGTTGGCAAGCACAGCCGAAGCCCTCAGGGTCGTTCTTTTTCAGGTAGTCCTGTAGTCGTTCAATAAGGTTCATTCCAACTCTCCCACAAATTCAAAAAGCCGACCTTGCTTACGCACCACACCCTGCTTCGTGAGTCGTTGCAGTGCATGGCAGATGGTGCCAGCGTTGATGCCAAGTGCTTTGGATATGTCAGTCAAGCGCATGGGTCTGCGGCAGCGCATGAAGGCGATCAATGGCGCGTCCAGCGGTGCTGGTACTAGTGCTGGCGGTAGTTGTACAGCTAGGCCGATGTTGTAACCCGGTGCGAAGATAGTGTTGGGCATCACATCTCTCCTATGCGCCGGTACTTCTCGTCCGTGGTATGACCATCCCATGTGCCCTGATACTCAGGCAGATGGTCGAACAGGTGCGCTTGGCTGTCGCGGTAGTGCCAGCTTGCTTGCCCAGTTGGTAGGTCGATATAGACGCACCCGTGCCAATCCTCTGACCAGCCTTCGATAGCAGTCCTGCTCTTACCAGCAGGAAACAGCTTGGATAGTAGCGCCACCAGTTGATTGCGCTCAAGGTATGCCTCATCCTTGCGGGCCTCTAAATCGGCGTTCTTAGCCGTCAGCTCGTCAATCCGCAAGTCTGTTTCAACAACCCGGTATAGGGCGCTGACGTGTGTTGCTGACTCACTACCGCAGTCGATCACTTTACGCAGTTCGTTGTATTGCTTCTGGTACAGCTTCAAGTCTGCGATATTCACCTCAAGCTGCTCGATCATTGTCAGCACCACAAGCTCCAGACAGCGAAGCCAATCATTGTCAGCACCAGTACCACTACTGAAAATAACATCTGTGCATCAAGCTCATCCTCATCGCAGTACGTTTCACATCTGCAAGCACCCTCGTCTTTGTATTTGCATTTGCTCATTTAAACATCTCCTTAAATCTCTGGAATGAACTCTTAGGTAGAACAGGAACCGGGGCGTCTAGTTCCCTCGCAAGGGGGGCGCCAATATAGTAATTAAGCCGTTGCATCTCCGCCTCACGCCTAAGTTGCGCCCACCAGTTTGCCGTAGCCACTGCTTGCTGTTTTCGTACTCGTTCAATGGGCTTCATGGGTGGTGCCTCCTATAAACTGCGCTCCCCTTATCTTCAAGACTCTTGTGCTGCAAGTGATCCTCCCCACCGGGGCGTATGCCTGCTTTAGCATAGGGATCGCCATCCCCATAGGTGTAGGTGCCACTACCCTGATGCGTAGCTGCTGGCGCTCGGCCCTCATAGACAGGACTCTTGAATGGGCCTATATCCCGTTTCATATTACTCATTGCTGCTCCTTGCTCAGTTCGTTAATCTGTGCCCTCAACCGGGTAATCCGCGTGGCTTCGTATGTCACAAGCGCTGCTGCAAACTCCTCTGCGCTATGGGCTTCCATCAGCTTGCGCTCGGCTTCAGCAAGTTCGGTGCTTGCCAGTTCCAGCAATGTCAGCTTGCCGAACATAGTTTTAAGGTCGTTCCAGAGTTTCATGAATTGCTCCCAAAGAAAGCATTCAGTTTATTACGCAGTTCCCCGTGGGGGTGATCCTTGAGATGCGCCCAGATACGTTGTGCTAGTGTCATGTGTATATGTCCTAAAAAGGTTGATGGAAGCCCGAATGTACAACACTTCTTTGTGGAATACAAGAAATATTTTTTAAGTTCTTTCAAAAAGTGATGTATTATCCCGGCCTCCACAATGTTTTTGTTGTGGGATCAACCGGAGATACATATATGGGAATCGAAGAGACCATCCAAGGCCTCACCGACGCGGTGAAGGCTCTCACCAAGGCCCTTGCGGCCAATCACGACATCCTCTCGTCGCTCACGGACAAGGCGGTGCAAGCCCCAAAGCCTGCAGCTACCCCGCCTGCAAGCGTGATGGCTACACAACCTCCTGTAGCGGCCGAGCCTGCTGCGGCATCCCCTTCTAGCGCGCAGCAGGCCCCGGTGGACTACGCGCAAGTGGCCAAGATGATCACTGACACGTTCCAAAAGGACCGTGCCAAGGTTGTGGCGGCACTGGCCAAGTTCGGCGCAGCCAAGGGCCCTCAGCTCAAGGCAGAGGACTACGCAGCCTTCGTCAAGGAGCTAGCATGAGCAACGCCGTAACTATCGTCCTGTCAGACGACCCGACAGACGCAACCCGGGTGAACATTCAGTGGACCATCGGCGGCGACCCTGCGGTGCCCACCCCGGCGCTTACCCTCGCGCACAGCGTGCTTGAGTTCATCAACAACATCGCCCAGACCACCAAGGAAGTCGCACAGACCACCACGGGTGGTGTGACCGACGTGACACCCATCGAGGGGGACCAATGAGCGCTCACGCAGAGCTGTCTCCCAGCAGCGCTGCACGGTGGCTGGTCTGTCCGGGCTCGGTGGCGCTGTGCCGCGGCCTGCCAGACACATCGTCCTCTGCGGCTGATGAGGGCACGATGATGCACACGATCGGCGCGTTGTGTCTGGAGACGGGCAGAGACGCTGCTTCCTACTGCGGCTTGCTGCTCCAAGGCACTGTGCTCACGCTGGACGAGGAGCAGGCGCGCGCAGTGCAGGTCTACGTGGACCACGTCCGCGCGATCGTCGAGGCTACCAATGGCGCGCTGCTGGTCGAGCAGCGCGTCTCCATCGAGCACCTGACTGGTGAGAAGGGCGCCGAGGGCACCGCTGACGCAGTCATCCTGACGCCTGACGAGCTGATCGTGCTGGACGCCAAGTTCGGCCGTGGTGTGGAGGTGGCGGCCGAGAACAACCCACAACTGATGATGTACGCCCACGGTGTACTCAAGGCGCATGAGTTGGCCTATGAGTTCAGTCGTGTGCGCATCGGTATCGTCCAGCCGCGGCTGGGGGCGGCCCCGGAGTGGACGCTGAGCCCCTACGAGCTGGAGGAGTTCGCCGCGACGGTGCTCGAGGCGGCTAACTCCACTCGCTGGCCAGACGCTGAGCTGATCCCCTCACCCGGGGGCTGCCGCTGGTGCCGTGCCAAGGCCACGTGCCCTGCGCTGCGCTCAGCGGTGCTGGACGACTTCGACACCGTAGTGCCGGAGAAGGCAGGCGACACTGAGCTGGCCCGGGTGATGACCAACGCCGACATGATCGAGAAGTGGGTCAAGGCGATCCGCGCAGAGGTCGAGCGCAGGCTGCTGGCAGGTGAGCCAGTGCCCGGCTACAAGCTGGTGCAGGGCAAGCGCGGCAACCGGGCTTGGTCCGACACCGAGGCCGCCGAGGCACTGATGAAGTCAATGCGCCTGAAGATCGAGCAGATGTACAACCTCTCGCTGATCAGCCCGACTTCCGCGGAGAAGCTGTCCAAGGCGGCGGTCATCGGACCCCGCCAGTGGATCAGGATTCAAGAGCTTATCACCCAGCCCGAAGGTACACCGTCGGTGGCACCTGTTTCCGATAAACGCCCAGCGCTGGTCACGTCAGCGGTCGTTTCAGATTTTGATGACGTGACACAACCTTAACTTCTGGAGATAGTATGAAACTCAAACTCAACAACGTGCGCATGTCCTTCCCGCAACTCTTCGAGGCCAAGACCGTCAACGGTGAGGGCAAGGCCGCCTTCAGCGCCGCGCTCCTGCTCAGCCCCAGAGACCCACAGATCAAGGTCCTCAACGAGGCCATAGACGCGGTGGCCAAGGAGAAGTGGGGTACCAAGGCGGAAGCTAATCTGAAGACAGCGCGCGCTGCCGACAAGACTTGCTTGCACAGCGGTGACCTGAAGTCCAACTACGACGGCTTCGAGGGCATGATGTACGTCAGCGCCCGCAACGCCCTGCGGGG